AGGGTGGTGGTGCTGTAGCTACTAATACAGTTATTGGTGCTAGTGCTGGTGGTGTAAACACTACTGGTTCACAAAATGCTTTTTTTGGTGGAAATTCTGGTCTTGCTAACACAACGGGACAAGATAACCAGTTCATTGGTTACTATGCTGGTCGTGGAAATACTACAGGAAATTATAGTGTTGCCATCGGAACACTTGCATTAGGTTCTGCTTCAAATAATAGTGGAAACAACATTGGTATTGGTTATTATGCGTTATCTGTAAATACTGGTGGAAACAATACAGCCATAGGTTCACAAGCACTTCAAGCCAACACCACAGCATCTAATAACACAGCAGTAGGTTATCAAGCTGGGTATAGTGCAACTGGTGGATTAATAACTGCTGTTGGTTATAAATCAGGGTTTTCAACAACATCAGGTAATCCTAATTTATTTTTAGGCTATCAAGCTGGTTACAGCAATACAACAGGCTCAAGCAATTCAATAGTTGGTTCATCTAATACTTTTTATTACAACACTACAGGTTCTAATAATACTGCTTTTGGTGATTCTGCTTTATACAACAACACAACCGCATCTAATAACACCGCAGTAGGTTATCAAGCTGCGTATAGTCAAAGCACAAGTTCTTTAGGTGGATTTGGTGTTTATATTGGAGCTTCTGCTGGGTACTCTAGTACAGGATTTGGTAACACTTTTGTAGGGGGCAATGGAGCTACTGGGTTTGGTGCTGGCTATTCTATGACTTCAGGAGCTAATAACTCCATTTTTGGTGGCTACAGCGGTAACCAAGGCGGTCTAGACATCCGTACAGCAAGTAACTACATTGTGTTATCTGATGGTGCTGGTAATCCTAGAACTTTTTGGAATAACACAGGAAGTCAACAAACAGCTACTAATGGGGCTACTTTTGTTTATACAAGCGGAACGGCAAGCTCATTTGCTACTGGTGCGTCTAACAGCATTATGGAATGGTACAATCAAGGGGCAACGCCTTATGGCATGTACATATCTTTTACACAATCCCCAAATAATACTTCTAGTTATTTCTTTCAATGTGCTGATGGCACAAATTCAAAATTATTTATTTATTCAAACGGTACAGTAAGTAATAGAACTGGAACATACAACACTATTTCTGATGCAAAACTAAAAGAAAATATTGTTGATGCCACTTCAAAACTTGATAAGTTAATGGCTGTTAAGGTTCGTAATTACAACTTGATTGGTGATGAATTAAAGCAAATTGGTTTTGTAGCACAAGAGTTGGAAACTATATTTCCATCTTTGATTGACAATGTTCCTGATTTGGATGAAAACAAAGAACCAACTGGCGAAGTTACTAAAGGTGTAAAGCTAACAGTAATGATTCCTATTCTTGTAAAAGCAATCCAAGAACTCAAAGCAGAATTTGACGCATATAAAGCAATCCATCCTTAAGGAATAATATGTTAGAACTAACACCTGAACAAGAAGTACAACGCAACTACGATGCCGCAATGGATAGCGTAAACCTACTCAACGCTGGCAAGCCTGAAGATATGACTGATGAAGATTGGGCAGATACAGTTAAGCGTAATAAAGAACACCTTGAAATTCAAATTGCTAAAGGTGAATACTACGCTGGGCATGATTTAACGCCATTTGAAAACGCCGTTAAATAATTTTAGGGCAAGCCAGCAGCCCACCTTGCTGGCAAATTTTTTAGGACTTAAAAAATGGACAAACTTACTCTATCAACCGACTTAGTAAACGGTATTCTTCAATATCTCGGCTCACGCCCTTTTGTTGAAGTTGCTGGTTTAATCAATGAAATTCAGAAGCAAGCTGCTGATCAAGGTGCTCCTGCACCTGTAGAAGCACCAGCTGCAGAACCTGCTGAAGCACCTGCCCAATAAGGACAAAACCATGAATTTTCTAAATGAACTAGAGGCTCACTTAGAGTCTTTTGAAACAAAAGCGAAGGAAGAAATTCAAAAGTTCATCGCTCATGTCAAAAGTAAATACTCTGAGCCAGCTCCAGCTGTTGTAGCTGCTCCTGCGCCAATCGCTCCTAACGGTGAACTCACAATCGGTCAGGTAGAAGCGCCAGTAGCTGAAGAACCTGCTTCAGTTGCAGAAACACCTGTGTTAGAAGTTACCCCAGTAGCTGAAGAACCTGCTGCAATTGAATCTACTCCCGCAGAGCCAACTGAAGAGAAGTAAAATGGATAACCTAGAACATCAAGTCAATGATACCGAGAAACGACTATTTGCTCATGAAGCAATCTGTGCAGAGCGATATCAAGGTATTCAAGATGCTTTTGCAAAAGGCACAAAGCGTATGCAAAAAATTGAATACTTGCTTTACGCTATTATCACTGCGGTGTTACTAGGTCCCAACTTTGCAGCAGACTTAATTAAGCATTTTATTGAAAAATGAAAAATGTCAGATCCTTTTGGTATATCCGAAGGAGCAAAAGCTCTAAGTGGTAGTCTTGATGGCAGCAGAGATGCTGCAAAAGGATTATCTAAAAGCATTGAAGGTATTCAGCAGGATGGTATAGACGTAGCCCAACGCAAAGCCAATGAAAGGCGAAGGGCAGCGAGGGAAGCAGAATTAAAGAAGCAAACAGCGTTGATTAAGGCGTTGGAAGATTGGAATAATAAAAAACAGATCAGCGATCAGGAAGCCAAGCTAAAGATTGATTTTGTAAAGAAGTACGGTGCAAAAGAGTGGGATGCAGTATTAAAGATTAAGTTGGATATTGAAAATCTTGAAAGAAAAGCGAATGAGGCTTTTCAGCATGATGTAAAAGAAGTGCGTAAGGTTCAGATTTATTGCTTTGCAGTGGCTGCGGTCATAGCATGGTATTTGACTTGGGGTATTAAATGAATGATCGAATGGCTTGGCTCTGCGTTTGTATAGTTATTTGGCTGATATTAGGTGTTTATATTTTAGGAGGTTAAATGGATATTTTTACTCATCTTCTTACTGGAAAAGATAATACTACTCACGATATTGCTAAATGGGCATGGATGCTTGGATTCTTGCTTGTAGGTTGTTCTGCAATCTATTTAATCTATACAGGTAAAGAGATTAGTCTTACCGAACTCGCTGGTGCTTTAGGTATTGTATCAGGATCAGGTGCGGCTTCTGTTGCTGGAAAACAAATGGCTGGTGCTGAACCAGATGCTAAATAATGTTTAAGACTTTATTAGGTTTTATTACAGGTGGTTCATCAACTGTTTATTTTATTGCTGGTGCATTTTTAGCTGGCTCTATAAGCGGTTGGTATGTAACTTCAGATCATTATGAAGCTAAGATTGCTAAAGTTAATCAAGAAGCCTATGAACATGAAACTAAAGTAGTTGCAGAACAAGCAAAAATTGCTCAAAATACTCAAAATGCAAAGGATTCCAATGAAGCACATTATCAGCTATTGCTTAATCAGTATCGTGGTATCGGCTTGCACAACTCCAGTTTACAAACAAACGGAAGTGCCACCCTTGCAATACCAAGTCAAGGACTCAGATTACTTGAGCCAGATGCAGAAGTTCTTATTGGGTTTGCAAAGTCCTGCCAAGACACAGAAATAGAAAGAAACGATGTTATTCAAAAATATAACGCTTTGATGGTAAAATAATGATTGAAAATTTTGAAAAATCTTTAAATATGCTACTTGAATCTGAAGGCGGCTTTGTAAACAACCCAAAGGATCCAGGTGGTATGACTAACCTCGGGGTTACGGCAAAGACTTGGTCCGAATTTAAAGGTCGTGCAACATCCGAAAAAGAAATGCGTAATCTCACAAAAGATGACGTAGCCGTATTATATGAGAAGAAATATTGGGATACTTGTAAGTGCGATGATTTACCTTCAGGTGTAGACTACTTAGTCTTTGATTTTGCAGTAAACGCTGGTCCTGGTAGATCAATAAAGATATTGCAAAAAGCCATTGGAGTACCTGAGGACGGATCAATTGGTCCTGTTACCCTTCAGAATATTGACGTCATGGACAAAAGTGAATTAATCACTCGCTTTTCAAATGCTAAAAAAGAATTCTATGAATCACTCCCAACTTTTCCTACATTCGGTAAAGGTTGGCTTTCCCGTATTGACACTGTACGCGGTAACGCTAGTCGGTTATTAGGATAAAAATATGAGCATTCCAGCCTACGCAATGACGTATGACAACTTATCCTCTAATGTACTACAGTACTTAGAGCGTAAAGATGCTTCTACTATTGAACAAATTCCTAACTTTATCATGCTCGCTGAATTTGAAATTGCTGAAATGATGAAGTCATTAGGTCAACAGGCTGTAGCGGAATCTACAATGGAAGCGGGTAATTCAATTATCCCGAAACCTGCAAGGTGGCGTAAAACAACTTCATTTAATATTACAGTAAACGGAAAAAAGCAGCCTGTTTTATTGCGTAAGTATGAATACCTAATCAATTACTCCAGCGGTACAACTACTGATACACCGTTGTATTACGCGGACTATGATTATGATAATTGGTTAGTTTCACCTACTCCAAATATTGCGTATCCGTTTGAAGTTCTCTACTACGAGCGTATTCAACCGTTGTCCTCTGACAATCAAACGAATTGGTTAACTCGTAACGCTCCGAATGCAATGCTTTATGGAACTTTACTTCAAGCAATGCCGTTTCTTAAAAACGATCAACGTGTAATTTTTCAGTCTAAATATACAGAAGCCATTACCGCTTTGAGTAATGAAGATAAACTACGTATTGCCGATAGGCAAGCAATTGCTCAGGATTCTTAATCATGGAATATACTTCACCTTTTACTGGCGCGACAATCTCACCTTCTCAGGTGGGGTACAATGCTTTAACTCTTTCAGTTAATACTACTCTTGAATGGCCAATTAACGGTAACGCCAGTGATAATGTAGCTGCAAATATTGTTGAAGTAAACGCCACTGCCAGTGGGTTAGCCTTATTAATGCCTCCTGCCGCTCAAGTTTCAACTGGGCAGGCAGTCATCATTACTAACGTCAGTGCTAACACCTTCACTGTTGAAGACAATGGTGGAGCTACGCTCGCTAGTGTTGACTCTGGTGTTTCTATTTATCTTTACGTAACTGACAATTCAACTGTTAATGGATTATGGGCATCTATTACATTCGGAGCAGGTACTTCAGCTGCGGATGCCGCTGCCCTCGCAGGTTACGGCTTAATACCCCTCGGTCATACTCTGAATCAAGCGTATCCTGTTACTAATTATTATTCTAATGCATCTTTAAATTCAACTGATCGCGCTCAGTTTACAATTTGGAGCGGGGGAGCGGGAACTTTTACGTTACCTTCAGCCTCAGCAGTAGGTAATAATTGGTTTACAATGATTCGCAATAACGGTACAGGTATCTTGAATATTGTACCTGTAGGTTCTGACCTTATTGACGGAAATTCATCTGTTCAATTACAAATTACTGAGTCTTTTGTAATTGTATCTAACGGTTCAGGATGGAACACATTTGGATACGGTCAAGCCACGGAGTTTGCGTTCACTATTCTTTCATTGGTTCTCACTGGGGGTACGTATACTGAGACTGCCTCACAGGCATCAAACCTAATTCAAGAAATTAGCGGAACTTTGACTAGTAATCAAATCGTCATCCTTCCACCTACTGTTCAATTGTATTCAATTAATAACCAGACTACTGGATCTTTTACTTTAACTTTTAAAACAACTTCTGTTGGTGCTCAAGTTGTATCTGTTCCTCAAGGTGCAACCTTGTTGATTATTTGTGACGGAACTAATGTATACAGTGCATCATCAGGCTCTTCCAGCTCTATTACGTCATTAACCCTCGGTAATGGTTCATTGTCCGTGCCCTCTTTAAAGTTCGCTGGAGACCCTAATACTGGTTTATATTTACCTAGTTCTGGACAACTTGGCTTTGTTGTTAATAACCTATTAGCAGGTCTATTCAGCGCAAACGGATTATACGTGCCAAACGGAATTGGTGGAGGTAACTTTTGACCGCTGAAGTCTATAACTTATCTATTGCTCCAGGGATTCAAAGAGATGGAACTCTCTTTGATGCGCCCTGTTACGTCGATGGTGTATGGGTGCGTTTTCAGCGGGGTCGCCCTCGTAAAATCTGGGGATACAAAGGTATATTTATAAATGCTCCTGGTATTACTAGGGGTATGGCTATGCAGTCTCAAAACGGTGAGAACTATGTTTACGCTGGTTATTCAGATTCATTGCAGTATTGGCAAACTGACAATGATGACGGCGTAGGTTCTGGTCCGTATAATGTTACCCTAAATAACTTTACCGCCAATGACAATAACCTCTGGCAATTTGATATTTCTTATGATTCAGCTGGTACGGGTGCTTTAACCCTCATCGCCCATCCAGGACAAAACTTAGAAGATATTGACAGCACCGTAAATACTCCTGTGTTGTTTGGAACATTTCCTGGTGGTTCTATGTCTAAAGTGGGAGTATTCACTACTACGGGGACAGCCACGGGAACTACGATTTCAATTCCTACTCAAAATTACCTAATCGCCGTAGGTCAAACCGTTACGGGAACTGGTATTCCTGCTAATACTAAGGTCACATTTGTAACAGTAGTAACTAGCCCAACCCCCTTAACTACGGTAACTATTAGCAATTCAGTATCAGGTAGCCCAACCTCATTTACATTTGACAATAATATTGCTGTTTCAGGTGGATGCGTAATGCTTTACCCTTACCTATTTGTTTACGGTAATAATGGGTTACTTAAAAACAATTCAGCGGGAGACCTGCAAAATTGGGTCGGTGCAGATGCAAACGAGAATAACGTAGCTTCTACAAAGATTGTAAAAGGTTTACCCGTACGCGGCGGAACTACAGCGCCAGCAGGTCTTTTCTGGTCATTGGACTCTTTGATTCGTGTTGTGTATAATCCAACTACAGTCGGCACGTCAACAATTTATTGGACATACGATATTGTAACCTCTCAATCATCAATTCTTTCATCACAATGTGTTATTGAATATGACGGTATTTACTTCTGGTGTGGTGTTGATCGCTTCCTAGCTTATAGCGGAGTTGTTCAAGAAGTACCAAATGATATGAACATGAATTACTTCTTTGACAATTTGAATTACGTTCAAAGGCAAAAAGTGTGGGCTACAAAGATTCCTCGTTGGGGTGAAATCTGGTGGTTCTACCCTAAAGGTGATTCTGTTGAATGTAATGATGCTATCATCTTTAACTTTAGAGATAAAAAGTGGTACGACGCAGGTCAAGCCCTCGGAGCTAACCGCTCATCAGGTGTTTTTTCTGAAGTATTTCGCTTCCCTATCATGGCGGGTAATCAAGTTGATCAAGGTGATACGTACACTTTATGGCAGCATGAAATTGGCGTTGATGAGGTACGCTTGAATCAAGTTAATGCTATTGAGTCATCTTTTGAGACTAATAGCCTAGGCTGGGTTAATGGTGGTCCAGGAACAAAACAAATTAAAGGTTTAAACCGCTGGATACGTGTTGAACGTGTTGAACCAGACTTTGTTCAATCAGGTGAAATGAGCATCATCGTAACTGGTAAATCTTATGCTGATGATGAGAATCAAGTTTCAGAACCATACGTGTTTGATTCTACAACTCTTAAAATTGACATGCGTGAACAAAGACGTGAAATGCGTTTAAAATTTGTAAGTAATACCGTAAACGGAAACTATCAAATGGGTAACGTATTAGTTAGCGCTGACATTGGCGATGAACGCGGAACGGGTAACCCATGATAACGTATGATCCTCGTGGAATGGATTGGAGCAAGTGGTGCGCACTAATGGCGGAATTATTCGCTGCGCAACAGCTCGGTACAGTGCCAGAAGAAAGATGGAAAGAGTGGGCAGACGGCATGCAGGGAATCGGTTATTTTGTTAATTCAGGAGTTCCAGATTCAAGGATGTTTGATAACTGGCGACCATGGGCAGAACAATTAGTAGGTATTATGACAATACGGAAACACAAATGAGACCTTCAGAGATTATCAAAAAAGAGGCTGAAAAACACGGACTAGATTCAACTAAAGTCCTAGTCAGCATTCAATACATTCTAACACACAAATTAGGATTCCTGCTAACTAAAGGAAATTCTGTTTTGTTATTAGCAAAGATCGGCGATAATGAGTATGAAACTCATTTATTTACTGAAGACTCTCCGCTAAAAT